CCACATTCAAACTATTCTATTGACCTTGAAAGAGGTTGATAAAACGGTAAGAATGACCATGCCATTCTGACCTTACGGTCACGGAAGGCAATCCGTTCAGTCTTGTCAGAGGATATACGCGCCATTAGGCGCGGATAACCGTCTGTCGTCCATGTCTTAGAGACTTGAAACTCTCTAGGACATCTGAACTCCATTCTCTGATAGTCTTTGTGGAATCGGACGGACAATGAATTATCACATTCATTGTACCACCCGACCGCCGCAACGTAACTATCAATCGCAATTCGGTTCCGATCAAAGAAATCGGTTTCGGCGTCTCGCGAAAAGCTTGACGCATCCACTGATAGTCTAACAGATCGTCCCAAGTTGCGACCTTTCGTAACAAGTTCCTCTGAACAGCGCCCGACAGCAGATCTTGCAGTCGAACGTTCTCTCGGGTTACTTGAGTGAAAGAGATCGATGGATACTGTGACAACTGGGAAGATTTCTCTAGCCCAGCTCCGCAGAAGTTCAGCAGTACTGTATAAGCCGCGTAGGAAGAATTTCCTTTGTAGGCTGAGCAGGACTGGGTAATCTCCGATGAATTTGCTATCGTCATAAGAATATCCTTTGTTACGTATTATCGTGACATCAATGTTCTTAAACCATTCGCTTCCACAAGACTCCCTGAAGGGTGTCTCGTAGCACGTCTTAGACGCGTTTACTTGACATCCGACAGCTGTCAGACTGGAAGTTAAGGTGGAAAGACAGTCTCTAGGGGCGATTATATCGTCCCCGAAGACACATATTTCCGACGATAACTCACGCAAGGTTGATGAACACATTCCGAATTCGTGCTCAGTTGAGCGCAAACGAGGAACGCGTTCGTATCTCGGTCGTACTAGCATCAACGAGGCCATGGAAATGGCCCAAAATACTAGTGTTTCCACTGGGAAGCAAGTTGCTGAACCCATTGGAGCAAATGCGACGAGGCGTACATATTTGTCATTTTCGACCTTATCGGCCGAATAGTGCATATATTCGCTTCGTGTCGACATCAATTGTCTCCGAAGTTGAGGTACATCCGAAAGGAGATACCAGACTAAGGAGACAGAAACGGTATCCGAAGCATTGGAGAGATCCAATGTTACGAGATCGTTATCAACCGCCGTTGCTGCCTTCCTCTGATTAAGGGTTTGATCCCTCAATTGGATTGAGCGGCTAAGGATAGGGTGATTGTCTATATAACGCATTAACGACTTCATTTGCCCCTGCTGGAGATACTGATTAACAGTACCTTCTGCAGAGATTAACCTTGGACCCTTGAAATCTTTCGGCACGAGACAACATTTGGTAGTCATTCTCTTTATGAGAGGTATACCTATGCCATTTCGCGCAGCCATTTCAAAGGTGTGAGCTCCGTATACGCCGAAGGGATAGCACCTCTCGGCCCGTGAGGGCCAGGAAGTAAAATCCCAGCGTTCGAATCGGTCCCAACCGTCAGCAACGATGCCTGGACCATGTCCAGGCTCAATGTCGCTTAAGTCGAGACCTTTAAGAACTCTGCCTAAAAGCCATTTGGCTCTTATGAGTACAGGATGATCTCTCTGGATGCGCACCTTACGGAGCGTAGCCTGACGATCTATAAAACCTTGTACTGCCAACTTCTTCATATCTGGGGTAGGCTCATAAATGAGCTTTGAATCCAAAAGAAGAAACTGGCGCAGAAAGTATATGGAAGCAATTTGAGGATTAGACAAAAGGATGCCTTCGTCATCGAATATCGTGCGGAAAACCGCATGACATAAGGTCGGAAGACATGTGTTCCTTTTCAGGCGAAAGTTAGGAATCGGCTTTAGCCGACCACTCACTAATCCCTGATCCAGGGCCTTTCCCAATAGGGGTAGGGTCACCTGAGCAAAGCTAGAGCCTTCATCCTGTATCCTTTCAAGTACAGATTGAAGATCTTTCACGTGGAAAGGTACTTTATGTCTCATCCCATCATCGATTATCGATTGATGGAGTGCGATGTATCGCGCTTGGAACGATTTAAGGTCTCCCATTAAGGGGTTTCCTCCAAGTTCCATGTCGCTACACTCTCAACCACCAAAGCGATCATTCATCTCTCAATCGTCGAACTCCCCCATGCACTCGCATGAGGCTCTCCGACCACAGCGTTAAGCTATGGTAGGATTGAACGGCCCGGTTACATTGAAGTCCCCTTCAGGGGTAGCTCCATTGAACAGGGCAGTAAGGTTCGCCGAACGATTGATGTATGACGTAAGTTGCGCAACCATGTCTTTCAACATGGTGAGCGTGACTTCCGCACTACGAGGGACCGAAAACTGGAGGGACGCACTCAGTTGCAAATACTGATTCGTCGTATCCTCCACAATCGCCTTAGTAAGGACGATCTGATGACGGTCCGAACCCTTAGCACCCGCAGGGCGCAGAAAGTGCTGAATACGAAGCGTTTCGGGCTCTACGAGCCCGGCGGACGTATTCTGATACACATTCTGCATTCCATTGGACTGCTGAGGGCTGTAGATCACATCGGTGGTGCCATCGGCTTTGGTGAGAGTAATAGAGGACATGAAAACTCCTAATTCTGTTTCCGGCTTTTAGTTGGAAACGGGATTGTGTAGGGGACGGCCCTACTTCCGGACTATTTTACGAAATATTGGAAAACTAATTCCGCTAGTTTCGTATACTGGAAGGATCCCAGGTTAGAAAAGTCAACTAAACCTGAGGTCGTGGGAATTTTGGTATATCGATAATATGTCGTCTGGGTTGAAGAACCCAGATGAGTAGGACCTACCGGATTAACTATATTGCTCTGCATACTTGAGACATAACCGGGCTGAAACATAAGTTTCAACCTAGTTTCCTCTTTCAGCGAAGCACATATATTCCGGATTCCATAGAAAGGGCCGCCTGAACGCAGTCGAGTGTTCCGATTAAGGAACTCTTGTGCGTCAGTAACCCAATCTATAACGAATGAAAAGGGGATTAGTTCCCAAGCCAGGCCTACAAGCCTGTCTACACCAAAGTACTGCAAATATGCAGACCAGGTATCATTCCAATCTAGGTCTTCCCGAATACGTGCCCAAGCTCCAATACAACCTATAGAGCGTTTATGCCCTATATTCGTATAAAGCTTGGATGCTTGCCCCACACCTGGTGGGGTCGGGAACGAATTATCGAAACTAGTGTCTAAGACACTGCGAACTCTGATCGGGACATAAGATCCGACATGTTGACGTAGGTATTTCATTCGTTGACTCACAAAATGGTGAGCATTGAGCGAAGCCTTTACGTCTTCAATAGCGGGTTTCACAGCAAAGTCATAGCTCAGGTGAGCATTGACAGCCGTCTTAGTTAGTCCCTTACATGACCTACCAAACTCACCAAGATTCATCCTTTTAAACTTCTTCAATTGTTTCGAAGAAGTTCGCTGAAGAATATTCTTCACCAGCAATGGCAAAGCCCTAGTAGGATTCAGGATGATTTTGAACGCATCTACAAATAGTTGCGATTCATACATCATTTCACCAGCTAGAAACTTTGCTTTTGTAAAGGACTCCAGAGAATTCTGGAAGGAATCCGTGAGCGCGAACCAGTCTATTTTGCGATAGTCATCAGCCGAGTAACTTTGGATCACAGCGCCCTCTGAAAAGAGGGTAGCAGGATCCGGGACATTGGTGATGCAGTCACTAATAAACAGGTACGGGTTACTGTAGGTTCTACTATACTCATTAGTCCACGTGCCGTTGTAGCTTCCAGCTCTCATATAGAATTCACGGTTGAAATCTTTCGAATCAACCTGCGTTTTCACATGCGTGCAAGGCTGAACAGGCCTAAATAGCCTAGTTCCGTCAAACAAGCGTGAGGCGTTCTCCGGGATATCGAATCTCGAAGGTCGGTATTTAATCCGACGCCATTTATGAGTTTTGGGGTCTACTTCTACTTGTGGACGTGCGGCGATTGCGTCCGTAATCGATCCTGATTTCTCAGTTATACTCTGCGATAACGTAACAACGTCATCAACGCTGAATGGAAGGTTTCCCGTCCATTCATCGTATGTTCGAGTATAGGTTTGCTTTCGCACACCATCGATCTTAGTCACAAACGTCCTTGAGCGCGTTCTCGCCATAGAGTTACCTTTCCCATTAACATTACGATCCTCGATCTCACGATCGAGAACCGCAGAATAGATACGAGTACGACCCCTTTCGGGGTCGGACGTGCTACATCTCTTGCGAGATGCGGTCGCGTTTCTCGAGTTCCAGAAGCTCAGTCACTTCCATCTCCGTAAGGGGATGAAAAGTAAACTGAAGCATCTTCATCCGACGTCTTTCAACGTCGGACAAAACTCTTCTCTTTCGAGAAGGGAGGATCTCGCGTACTCGAACGTATGTGTCCATTACGACCTGACCTACTTGGATTATTAGTCCAAGGAGGGTCAGTAGCTTTGGTAACATGCTTATCCTTTCTGAGTGATCGTAACGAAGGACGGGGCACCTTTCTAGGGGTG